AATTAATTTAAGGACCTTACTATATTTAAATCTAGAACCATACTTATTAATTTCAATAGATTTTGAATATTTGCTCAGATTTGAGACTACTTTATTAGCAGCAAGTTCTGAATTTGCCACCATATTGGTATTATAATAGATACTCACATCCAATTCAATATACAAATATTTTAAATCAATGACTTCTGTTACAATTCCCGCAACAGAATATTTCTTTAATTTATTTTTTAAATTTTGAGCAGCACTTGAAGGTAAGAAAGAACCATTTTGCGGTTTAACAGCAACAAAAACTTTCCCGTATTGTGGTGGGGATAAATCTTCTCCTCCAAATACAGAAACTGATTCTAATTCTGGATAGATCAAAGGTATAATTGCCTTAAAATCACCTGCAGTTACTGCTCTATTTTGTGCTGCGTAATTTTTAGGAGCATAGTTGCGAATAGATTGAACAGATTCAATCTCTCTTCCTCCATCAGATGCCTGATTAGTTGTAATTAAAGATATTCCACGGGATATAAGTCCAACGTTAGAGTTCAATCTACCGGCAAAATTAAATTGAGATAATCCATTACCTAATTCACCATTTGATACTACGTAATTAACGGAAATATAATTATTTTCTTCAAGTTTTTTACCAAAAATACCATCACCAAAGATTAATTCATACTTTTGATCCACAACTTCCTGTATGAAGAAGATCTTTGAATTCCCATCAACATCAAAAATATCATTAGTTAAAGTATATTTACTCGAAACATTACTAAAAACAGTCTTAGATACAATAACATTAATCAGACTAGTATCAACATTTACGTTTTCAATAATAAATCTTTGTGGTGGGCTTGGAACATTTGGATTTACAGTAAAATTAGTTGTTAAAAATGTCCCCTCATAAACATCAATATTATTAAAACTTGCGATTCCATTTACAACAGGAACAGTTATATCCTCAAGAGTTACAAAGGTATAACTTTCTCCGCCAAAATTTGAGCTTGTTGTACATACAATACCCTTATTTAAAGTTACAATTCTGGGTATTGATGAATAATTTGATACATCTATAAAGAAAGATATATTTGCTCTTGCCGCAGTTCTTGAACGGGGAACATATCCAATATTTCTAGCAAGAGATACAATGTTCTCTCTAAGAGTTGCACTATCAATGAATACCTCATTACTTACCATATTGGCATTGTAAGAAGATATGTAAGTATTATATGCAAGAATATCTACTAGGACCGACATATTCGATCCTTCAAAATCATAGTCTGTAAAATTGGAATTTGATCTAAGATAATCTTTAATAGAAAGTCTTATTTGATCAAAATCTAAATCTGTAAAATTTATAATTGCCATTTATCGAGTTGGCTGTAATGCGAACACTAACTGTTGGGGTTGAACATCGATACCGATGATGTTATAACGAATAGTGACATTGAATTCATTATTCTCATAATAAGGAGTCACTTCTACATCAGTTAATTCAACCCTTGGCTCATAGTTTTTAATCGTTTCTTCAATCTGAGACTTAATCACAGATGCTGAAATTGAATCCATATTTTCAAAAAGTGATCTAGAAATATCGGATCCAACTCTAGGATTAAAAAATCTTTCACCTGGCACCGTTAAAACGAGATTGCGAACTGCACGAGCAATCGCAGTCTCGTTTTTTGTTGCCAGAATATCATAATTTAAAGGGCTTACCTGCAGAGACATACTAAGATCTTTAAATTCCTTACTAATTCTCTCTACAGGCATTTAACGTAAAGTATAATCTAACTTATTTATTCACATTATTTCCATTCTCTGAGAGAAATAGGTTCAGTTCCATATTCCCAATCGTCATAATCTTCTTCATTACGAATTTTCTCATGAATTTCGTTTTGAATTTGAAAATTATGCTTTTTAGGAACAATTTCATCATGCCCAATCTCACGAAGCATCTTCTTTTCTTGAATAACTTCGTAATCTGTGACTAATTTTGTGGTCCCCCACATCTGATGCATCAATTCTTTACTACGATCTGATGATTTTCCCATTGTTGATCTCCTGATTTGACTAGAATCAGAACTTTTTAAGGGGTTTCTATCCCTTGTCGAGTAAATTATAGTCCTCTTCTAAAATTTCTTGTAAGTATTCATCGTCCCACATCTTATAGTAGTTAGTTTTTGCTAACATTTCACGATATTTTCTCAATTTTTCTCTTGGTTGTGCCAAAATGAGATTATATTTTCCATTATTTGTCTGAATTCCATTAATGAAGGTATCATAAGAAGCACAATCTTCAAAAAACTTCCATTCAGAGTACTTTTGATTATATATTTTACACCATTTTTGAATAATTTCCAATGATAGATTGATGTCAACTATAAAAATAATCACATCATACCCATCTTCGACCGTTAAGTCCTCTATATCAACCTCTAAGATCTTGTACTTTGCCTGTTTTGCATAAGGACACACAGAAAACCCCTTCAATTCCCCTCTTATACGAGAGACTTGGTCTATCCAATTCTGAATGTACTCATAAGGTTCTAAAGATTGCATAAAATCTTAGAGACGTACATAAGAATTTATAAAAAAAATCACGAGAAATAAGAATTTCCCGTGATCTTAAGATATTAACCCTGCCCCCGATACCTTTTTCGAGCTCCATTACGAGATGACGCAGAGTACTTCGTATGTTTCCCTGCACCCTGTCGAGACTTTTTGGGTTTAGACTCGATTTTAACTGCACCGCCAGAAGATGGTCGCTTAGCCATTTACAATTTCCTCCAATTCAATGTAATGTGGATCATATTCACCAGTTTCATAATAAGTCAATGAGAGTTCTGAAAGAATCTCAGTACATTCTTCATAATCAAGGTTTGAGTAAATCTTTCGACCTTTATAAAGAATATTGAACATATGTATCAGATAATACGAGTTTTTTCGTGTCCAACGCGAATGCGAGGATCACACCAAATCTCAAATCCCTGCTCTTTTGCATCAAGACAGAATGAAACGTCTTCGCCGCACATATCCTGGACTGCACCAGATTCAAAAACTTGCATCTTCGGAGCAAACCAAGGGTATTCAAGATTTTCAAAGACTCCATTCTGAATCAATACCCAACCAAATCCAGTGTAATCAACTGTAAATGGTTTCCGACGCTTGCTGATACTTTCAGTGGTTTCATGATTCATGACTCCACCGTTCTTACGGAAGTCATCTTCTTCTAACCAATGTGCAACAGAGGTAGTGACACCATCTTCGGTTGCATACCAACCAGCAGTAATTCCTCTCTTCTTTGTTTCATCAACATTTCCTTCTTCGTCAATTGCATCTGCAGGGAATGAAACATCACAAAGTTGCCAGAACTTTTCAGTGTTGAATACAATATCACTATCAATCCAGAGTTGATAATCATATTGCAGTTTTCCGTCCCAGGGAACCTGCTTGGGACCTCGGAGAACATTTGCTCCTAGACACTTACAACGTGCAAAGTTGACCATTGAAGAATAGTCTTGAGAAATCTGAATTCCCATACCATTCTGTACAAGATCAAAACAGAGTTGTACAAATGCCTTGAGAAAAATAAACGAACATCCTCTTCCTGGAAGACAGAAGACGATCGTCTTTCCTCTCATTCTTTCTTTGATTGCGTCATAATCCCACTCAGAATCTGATTTTGTGGGAGGCTTTGCTTTAACAGTGAATCCTTTTGCCATAAGAAATAAAAAACCTTCAGGTCAATTCTATCGTGCTATTTAGTATCTGTAAAGGGGGGTTCAGTTTGAGGTTTCCCGACTGATTTCCCTATTCACTAAGAGTTCTTCGTAACTCAGATCTTCCATTGTATAGTCAGTTTTCATAATACCTACCATTGTTTTTAATGTATTCCAAGTTGTGTAGAATTCTTCTTCTTTCAATGAATGAAACAGACAATTTTTTTTCGCGTATATGTGATATATCTTCTCAAGCATTTTTTGAATCGTTATCCTATCTTGCGATCATATTATATATCCAGACAATCAGCATTCCGATAGGCACTCCGAAGATCTTAAAAAATGTCTTAGGATAGCGTATCAACCATCCCGCGAAAACAACTTTCCAAAAATTCCAATACGGTCG